TGTTAAAAGACATACCCCGAACAGCACTAGCAGAAGTCGAAGCTGCCAATATTTTACTACCATTTTCTAACTCTAATGATCCTTTGTTCCATGATATAATTCCTTGCTGCATCCACTTAGGTAGATTCTCATAAGCAGTCTGTAATCTACCCAGTAAATCTCTGGCAGTTGCTGCTTTGTTAGCAAGAATACCAATATTTACATTATCATTAAATACTGCATAATGTAGAAGATATGATACAGACGTAGTAGACTTACCAGTCTGACGAGGCATCTTACATATATTAAATCTATTCTCGTGGAAATTTCTAATTAATTGCTCTTGAAAATCATAAGGTTTAAAAGGTACAAGACCTTCATCAAGAGAAACAATCTTTACATGTTGCTTGGCAAAATAAACAGGATCATTCTTGCAAGCATAAAACTCAAGAATTTGTTCTTGAGTAAATTCCTGCTGAACATTCGCTTTCTTTAAAAGCGGATTACCTAGATAAACTTCATCTTGTACGGGCATAATACTCCTACATCATTTCATACCGACCAAAAGTGTCGTGTCCTTTAGGCTTATTTAACATAGATGCATCATGGTCTAAAGTTTTTCTTGTCAAATCTAGTATTTTTTGTAAATTATCTGCTTTCTTTTTTAATTCTTCTATTTCCTTATCTTCCTCCCGTTTGGAGGAGTGGTTCTCCAGGGTCATAGTCCGATACTTGGTAAGACCAGAGTTTAGCACCAGGATACACTTTTCTCACTTGATCCTGAACTTCTCTGCGTGATGGTTTTTTGACTTGTGGGAAAAACATTTGTACCATGTAATTCTTTCCTCGCCAAGCCAAAGCAGTTGAAATTATATTTCCAACTTTTTGATAATTAGGAAGTCTTGTTGCTTCTGACACATAGTGAATACTAGGAGGTGTTGGTCTTAGAGGTTCTGGTTTTACAATGTCTATGACATCTGCAAAAATATTTCCATCAGAATCCTCAATAGCAACATCTTCACTAATAACTTTATCACCTACTTTTACATTATGTTCTTTGAACCAACCTCTATTAACTTCCAGTGCAAATAGGACTGGATGATCTGAACCTACAGGTTCTTTACATAAAGGTTTTAGTTCCTTGATACTCTCAACTATACCCCACTTATCAATAAAAGCAATGTCTAGAGGGATGGTTGTATTCTGCATATGAAATGAATGATAGTCAATACTATCAAACATAAAGAACATACCACTGTCTTCATCCAGACTTTCTCTGAACATTAGACCAGCTTTAAATTCCCCATTAGTAGAAGGAATTTCAACATTAAGTGGTAGTAAAAATTTCATATTTTAAATTTCGAGCTTAATTATTTAGTTCTAGGACCCATTAGAGCCATTCCCACCGCCATTAGAATGCCCATTACTACCATTACCATTAGTAGAAGTTCCATTACCATTCGTGCCATTCCCATGTCCGTTAGAACTTCCGTTACCGTTGCCATTTGTTGGTTTGTGAAATGTACCACCCCAGAATCTCCCTCCATACTTAGGAGGCATTATAACACATCTTTTTAATTTAGGGTCATAATACTGTCCATCTGGGCATTTAGGAATTTTTTCTTCTTCCTTTTTAACAGTTTTTGCTGCTTCTTCGATAAATTGATTGAGTGATTTCATGCTAGTGCTAGTACGAGTCCGATTGATGTTTTTCCTTCTATTTCAGTAAAGAGATTAGTAGACCCTATACTAATAGATTCGTATGAAGTAAGAATGCCAACAGTGGTTACACCAATTAGTGCAGTTGTTCCACTAACAGTAAGAGCACCAGTGACAGTAGCACCAGCACTAACTGCAAGATCCTGAGTTGTAGTGGTACTAGTTACACCCAATGTGTGAATAGTAGCAATACCAGTTACATTTAAATTTCGTGCAGTTTGTTCATCGTAAGAAATATCTCCACTAACGTTAAGGTCACCAGTAATAGTAGCATCACCTTTAACATAGAGTTCGGTAGAAGCATTGGTAGTTCCTATACCAACACTCGATGTAGTAACAATACCAGTAGAATTAATTTCCCATGCAGTACTTCCAGCACTTACACTTGCAAACTTAAATTTCTTACCTGTTTCTGCCCCAGATTGAGAAGTATCAATGGTAAGAAACATTCCATCATAAGCACTGATATTGGTAGCAATACCAGTAATGTCATCCATGTACTGAAGATTTACTTCACCACCATCACCCCATGCAGCCATTTGCTGCTGTACATTATTTACAAATAATTTATAGTTTCTTTGTAAATCTTGAACAGTTACAAACTTATCAGTTGCTTCCTTTATTTTTTCATCAGGACTAGCAGCAAGAATACCTTCATGAAGTTGTTGTTGAGTTGCTTTTATTTCTCCAACTAATTTATATAATTCCGCAATATTAAGGGTAGTATCATCCAATTTTGTTACTACCTTTTCATCCAATTTTGAAACCTCTTTCTTTAGGTCTCTAATAGGATTATCATAATATTTTACTTCAGGGAGAGAAGCAATTTCTTTTTGTAGTCCTTCAAAATATTTTTCAAGGACTTTATTCTCTTCATAACTCTTAGTCCTAGCATCAAGTATCTTTTCTTCAATTTTTTGTTTAGTTTCGTTTAATTTACTTAAAACTTGTTTTTTTAGTTTTCGATCATCATCCTTAAACATATCATGATGAGACCAAATCTTAATAGCAGCCTCCTTTAACTCTTTAAAGATTTTCTCATTTGTTTCCTTAATATCTTCCTTTATTTCATCAATTTGGACTCTTTTCTCAAAATCCTTAGTATCTAAACTTTCACTAAGATCTTTAAAGTCTGCATCGAACCTATCACGCAAATCTTTGATATTATCACCAACTTTTACAAAATCATCATCAATTACACTAAAAGTCTTCCCAATCCACGAAAAATCAGGAACTTCATTAACTTCATTAACCCATTTAGGAAAAGTTGGAATTTGTGCTCTAACACCATCAATAGCTTCACATATTGCTTCTATTTCCTTATCATAATACTTAACTTCAGGAAGATTAATCAGATCTTGTTGAAGACTATCAATTCTATCTTCAATACCTGTTACTTGCTCATCATAATACTTAACTTCAGGTAAATCCTTAATTTCAGTCCTTACCTTGTCTATCTCTTCACATATTGCTTCTACTTCTCTATCATAATACTTTACTTCAGGAACTTCTGGAATTCCTTCTTTTACATTCTGAATCCTTACAGCAAGATCTTTTAGTTCCTCATCATAATATTTTATCTCAGGAATTTGGGGTATATCTCTTCTTACAGCATTAATAAGGTGTAATACTTCAGTAAGATCCTGTGTTTCTGGTACTTCCTCTACAGGTTCTTCTACTTCTTCAACAATTTCTTCTACTTCTTCCTTCTCAATGAACTCATCAACTGAGGGTAGATTTTCTTCTTTTATAACCTCATCGATTGATGGTAATTCCTTTTCAAGGAAGTCATCTATCGACGGTAACGAGTCCGACATTTTATGGATACTAAAAGTACTTTGGGATTCCTCTCCCTGACTTATTTATCTTCTTTTTGACTCTGAGCCTTTAATAGTTTAGATAGTTCTGCAGTTGATCCAACAAATAATGCATTGTTAACAGTAGATGGTCCTTTAGATTGCTTCTCTTCTTCCACATCCTTCAGTTTCTTCTGAAGATCCATCAACTTATCAGTCGCATCAGAAACACTCTTAATCAACTGTCCTGCTACTTCATATGCTCTTGGCATTTCACTTTCTTGAGCAAGTTCAAGAATTCCATTAATTGCTTCTTGTCCTTTCTCAATGATAGAGTATAAATTGCCTCTTGTATAATCATAATCTTTTTCAATATCTGACTTAGTAAGTCTATCAGGTTTTTGTTCAGGTGTAATACCTACGGTTTCGGTTTTTACCACCTCCCCTGTAATATTAAAGGCATCATCTAAGTTAGTCATTTTCATGTGTAAGTTCCACTAAATCCAAAGTCATCACCTTCCTCAACCAATACATTATCTTCTGTTCCAGTCTTATTAATACCAAGAATTTCTGCACCATTAAGATGTTCAGTGGCAGTTGTACCATCTTGAGCCCTCTTAACAGTTAGTTTATTACCAGTAATAGACTTAACATAAATTTCCTCATCACCCAATTGTATATACTTCTCTGCAGTTACTAAAGTACCATCAGTGACTTCCATAGTTCTAGCAGTTGCAGTAATATCTTGAGTAAGATTAGTCAGTACATCACCAGTATAGTCCTTAATAGCACGAGGAGTAACAGAGTAAGTAACATCTCTTTCTGTTGACTTGGATCCACCAGCAGTGTAATGAACAGTTGCCTTCTTGATGATATCCTTGCTTGCACTGGAAACAGGGCCAAAGAGATATGTCTTAGCAGTAAATCTCATTGTATAAAGGAGAACTCTTCTTCTCTCATAATCCCCTTCATAATCATCTTGCATAGTAACATTTTCTAATACCACAGGTATATCTCTTTTCTCTTTAATTGATGAAACCAATTCTACACTTAAATTATAAGATGGTTGGAAATATGGTAATATCTGTTCTACTATTTGAAGTGCATCATCATTTAATTTACACATGATGCCTAATTCAAATTGCATATTATAAGGAACAGGCATATATTGCTTCTTAGTATCTGTTCCGTCTGCAGGATTCTTTACAACTATCTGTTGAGTTTGAGTTAATTTTCTTGTAGGATCATATGTCATTCCAGTATACTCAAATGACATCCTTGGCAATGTTATTGCTGTTGGTTTATTTAAATCTGGAGATTGTTCAATCCTTGCTAAAAACTTTTGGATAGGACCATATGCCAAAGGCACTCTAAGAACTGAACCTTCATTCTTAATAGTAATTCCATTAAACAGAGTACCAAACGCAATGATGGTCCTCCTCATTATTTCGTTATAAAAATATTCAAACATAGTTAGATTCCTAGTATTTTATTTAGGGTGTACCAAATGGATTTTGTTCACTGAAGTCCAAAATATCATCAGCTTCCGTTTCTATATTATAATTATCAGCAAATTCAACATTATCTGGATCAAGATCACGGAGTCTTAATACACGAGAAGCACCTGATGTGCCACCAGTTAGTGTCTCTCCTACAGTGAATGTTCCATCAACAGAAGCAACCTCAAGAATATTAGTAGAACCATTCCAAGTTCTTACTCTTGCAGTAGTTCCACTAGTTCCTCCAGTAACTATCTCATTAAAGAGGAATGTTCCAGAAGAAGTAAATGATGGATCAGAGAATGTGATATTAACTGTATCACTAGAAGTATATCCAGCACCAGCATTTGTCCATCCAAAGAAGGTTACAATACCTGCATTATTAATATGAGCAACAGCAGTAGCAGTTGTACCACCTGCACCTGGAGCAGAAACTGTAACTGTTGGATTAGTAGTAAATCCACTACCAAAGTTAGTAAAGGTTACCACACCCAATGTACCATCACCACTAAAGGAAGTAGCAGCTGCTCCTGCACCATCTTCTCCACCACCAACAAATTGTATACCTGGTCCTGCAGTATATCCTGCACCTGGATTGGTTATAGGAACTGATTGAATAGATACCAACTTAGAGTTAACATTCTTATTACAATATGCAATTCCACCAATAGTAGTTACCGTAGCAATACCTGTTTGATATGGACTAACATTATTTGTTGTAGGTGCAGAACTAATAGCAACAGTTGGATTTTCACTATATCCACCACCTCTATTGGAAAGTGTAATAAGTCGTAAACCACCTTGTAGAACTACATTAGTGTATGCAGCAGCACTTACACCCGTACCAACCATTGTAAGCGTTTGAGTAGGTCCTTGAATGGTACTGATGCCATCTTCGGTAGTACCATCAACATCATCTCCAGTCAACTCATTATCAATCTCATCAATACCAGTATCAATAACCTCATCCTCGTAGCGGAAGAGTTCACAATAGAGGATATAAGTATAAAGATCTTGGAGCATGTAATATGGTTTCTGCCATTCAACATCTTTAATCTCATAGATACGGTCATCTAATGGGAACCAAATTAAATCACCAGTCTTAGGTCGTGTTGATAATTTAATATCATCCTGATTTGCAAGTAAGGGAGTAAGATAATTCTCAAATCTCTCTCTTGAAATAATCAATCTAACTTCATCCTGAGACTGAATACCAAACTTTGTAAGAAGGTTTGGACCACCAGAATGCTCATCATAATTATCCACGTAAGCTTCAAGTGGATATGCTACGTCAAACTTTGATTGTACAACCTCTTTTATTACAGTATTCGTCGTTAAGTATTTTCTAGGTAGATAAAAAATATCTACACCATACATCTTCAACTGTTCATTTATAAGATCTTGAACTAGGTTCTGTTCACCTGTAGTTCCTTGTGTGAAGAATGGGTTAAGTACCATAATCTTAACCTATCAAATCTAATGGTGGTAACTCATATGTAGACATCATCTGATCACCAATTCTTTCTAACTCTTTTTGAGCATCATCATATATTTGTCTACCATTAAGTTCTATTCCACCAGGTAGTTTTACTCCTTGGAATTTAATTAGATTTTGTCCCCATTGTCGTTTAAAGAGTTGAGTACAATATCTCTTTAAGAATGAATCGTTCCATACTCTTGCAT